AGCGTCTCCAGGCTGCCCCAGCTCACCACATAGGCGCTCAGGTCCACGCCCTTGACCGTCAGCACAGGCGCGGCCACGGTCAAAGCTCCTGCAAGACGATGGAGCCGATGGGCCGGTCCACGTCTGTGCTGGTGTAGCCGCCGCCGATCTCGTCATTGATGAGCTGGTTGGACTTCACCACCGCGCAGGTGATGAACTCGCAAGCATCGGTGAACGCAACTTGAACCTCGCCCTCGTTGGCGTAGAACTCCTTCAGGGCAATTCGTTGTTCAAGAGGCATAGGGTTTGCCTCGCCCCACTCCAGCGTCCAGCGGCGCTTGATGGCCTTGGCCGTGGAATACATGGAGCCCGAAGGCTTGAAACCCTCGGCCACGTCGACGGCCACGTCTTCTTCAGGGATGCTGTCCGGGTTGGTCCAATCGGAATAGGCGGCAAAATCCAGCTCAATGAAGTCGCGGAACAAGGAGCCGTATTCGGCTTCGTAGGCCCCCATGTCACCGCCGTCTGAGGCCGTCCCCTTGGCGGGTGACTGGAAAGCGTATCCGTCTTCCAGCGTCATGATGCGCAGGTCGCCCGTGTATGGGGAGCGATACAGCGGGTCCAGCCTTGTGGACGTGGCATTCACCACGACATCATCCCCCACGCTTCCCACGGCGCTGTAGGCCACGGCCTCGTTGACCTGAGCATCGACGCCGTTGTTGGCATGAACTTCGTTGCTCATGCTGCCCACGGCCCCGGATGCATCGTAGTGGCCGTATTCACAGCCCCACGTGGAGTTGTTCGCGGCCTGAAGGTCCGGCGCTCCGTAGACGAAGCCTGCGCCCGCACAGCCGTGGGCAATGGACCTGCTCACGCTGGACGATACCCCGCCGATGCGGAAGGCCGGCCCGTTGGTGCCGTCACCGTCGCATGCTTCAATCGTCATGCCGTCGCGGCCCAAGATGCCCGCCACGCCCAGGCCAGCCAGCGTCAGGAACTCGGCTCGCGTCGCCACGCCGCTGACGTTCTCCAGCCCGGCGCCCATGTTGATGGGCCCGCTGAACGTCAGACCGTTGAAGACCGCGTCTGCGACTTGGTTGCAGGCCCAGGCCCAATTGATGCCTTGGTCTGTGATGCCGGAAGTGTCGCCGTTGAACAGGCAGGGCGATAACGCCGACAACGCCGCGTTGACGCTCCCGCTTGCGGCAGCAAGGAAATTAGGGCCGGTTGTGCTCATGGCCGACCCGGTCAACGAAGTAACCGCTGTTCCGGTCGAAAAACTGGCGGTCTGTGCGGATGATGCGAAAAGGATGTTCGATGCCAGGCCCGTGAATTGATAGCCTGCGTCCTGGTCGAAGCTCCAGAACCCATAGGTCTCGGCATCGGGTGCGGAAAAGTTTTTGACCTTGCTGATCGTGCCCGTGACCGTGCCACCCGTGCTTACCGAAACGCGCGTGAACGCTCCGTAGGTTGCCCCGCTTGACGCGCAATTCGTAATTGCCATCCACGGATTCGCAGCGGGGGAGCCAATAGGGTTGTAGCTCAAACAAATCGTATCAAAGGCCGTAACGCTGGAAACGGTGGCCTCGACATAGCAGGACGCGAAACTGGAAAAGTTGCGTAGGAAATTACGGTCCGTTCCGCCTACCGTCGTGATGTCCTCGTTCAGAACCGCTGTTCCGGTTGCCTGATACAGGAAACCGAGGCCGGCCGCGTTGCAGACGGCCTTGCATCCGTAGACGTTGTAGACCTTGTTGTCTGAGGATGCCCCGGTATATCCGCCCCCCATCCAGAACGCCTTCTGGCTCCCTCCGTTTGTCTCAGCCAAGCAGTAGAGCATGTAGGTGGTTTTTTCAGCCGTGTCGTTGGCCGTGGCGAGGCATCCACGGAAAGCGTAGCCTGCCGCCCCGGTCGCTGTGCGGACGGTGCAACGCTCGACCCATGATCTGCCGCCATTCATGTTGATGACGGCATCGTTTCCGAAGTAGCAATTACGGACCGTTGCTGTTCCTGTGCCTGTGAAAGAAACGCCGCCGCCTGTCCCGCTGATATACCCGCTCAGCGAGCAATTTTCCAAACGGTAGACTTGGTCAGCTCCAGCCAACGTCAGATAGACGTTCTCAAAAGTGCAATCCTGCCACCAGAGTTCGCCAGAAGGGCTTGACAGAGCCCCGGGCGCATAGGTGCGACTGGCTCCAGATGCTTCTCGATTCCCGCTGATGATGAGGCCCAAGAAATAGAACGGGCCCGTGATGAACGTCCCGGAGCCACTTTGCCGGATTGTTGGCGTCTCCCCTTCCGCCGCCCCGATTACAACTTCACCGCCAGAACCATCAATGTTCTCGGTGTAGACGCCGCTATCCAATATTTGGACTTGCGCGCCTCCCCCGCCAATGGTGGCTGTGATTGCCGCCTGAACCGTAAGATAAGGGAGTGTTGAGTCACCCAGGGTTCCGGTGCTGTCGTTGCCTGTTTTGGATAGAAAAGCCGCGGTGGCGGCTGTTCCAAAGGTCAACTCCCGGCCAGGACGTGCGCCAAAAGTCCCGGGCTTTGCCCCAATTCGTGGAGACATGACAGGCGCGCATCCGTCGTTGGCGTAGATCGAAAATCCGGCGGAGTTTAGGTTCAGCGCATCTTCGTATGTTTCGCTGTCCAGGATGCAGAGATATTTAAAATCGACGTTGCCTTCAATAAATGGAACCGTCTGAAAAGCGTAGAGGCCCGCCCCGGATACGTCCTTATCGCGCCATGTGAACGGTAGAGCGGATGCACTAGACGCCACCGCACTTGTGTACAAAAAGGCGTTGCAGACAAAGCCTTGCAGAGATCGACCTGCATTTGCGCGGTCACGCCCAATCCTGTTGGACGTATTGGCTCCAAACGTGGCTGATTGAGTGGTGTCGATGACAAGCACAGAGGCTCGGCCAGCCTGGGCTACCCAAACCCGCTTCGTGTCTCCTGTCGTTGATTTCTCGACCGTAATCACAGACCATTGTTTTTCTTGGATGACGCCAGCCGCGCTTGTCGCCGTGGTTCCGTGAATGTTGAAGTTCACCGCGCCCGTGGTGGCGACTGAAACGACGACATCGCCGGTGGCGTTCTGCCAGTCCCAAATCGTATTGATGGCCGCCAAGGATTCTATCCACACGGCAAATTGTAACGTGAGCTCGTTTGACGATTGCCACGCCGACCCAAAAGTTGATGGGATGCTCAGGTAGTCATTGTCGCTGAAAGGTCCGGCCATATAGTTGCTTTGGAACGGCTTGGCCCAGCCTTCCCATTGAAGAGGGACAAAGCCTGTTTCGGTCAGAGCCGCTCCGGCCGTTTGGCTTTCAAGCGTCGGAGTAGTCCGCAGGCAACCCGCGAGGCTCTTCTTGGGGAGCGCATACGTTCCATCCCCTTGGTCGTTATACAAGCCGGTAGCGTTGCTGACAAAGACGGTGTTGTCGTCGCGGAACAGAGGGAACGGAACGGACCCGGCCCCGCCCTGCGTCACCGTGGTCGCGCCGATCCCGTTGAAGTCCGCGAAGGACCCGCCCACAAAGGCCGTGGACTTGTAAAACAGGATGCTGTTGCAGGCCGCATCAAAGCCAGGCGTCCAGGGTAGGGCCGTTCCGTCCATGCCCACAGCCGCGGCGCCGCCGCTGAAATCGCCCGCGTAGAAGACACGGTCCTTCACGGTGTCCAGGCTGATTCCGCGCACGTCATCGGCAGGCGAGGGGTCAAAGGACGTGGCCGCTGCCGCCTGGTTGATGCACGCCAGGAAGGCCCGAGCCGAACCGCCGATGTTGGCAAAGGCGCCGCCCACGTAGACCAAGGGATAGTCCACGGCGATGGAATACACCGTGCCGTCAGAATCCGGATCCCAACTCTCCAGGGCCCCGGTGTCGCCGTCCAGTTTGGCGATGTTGTTCCTGGCGGTCCCGTTCACCGATGTGAAAGTCCCGCCCATGTAGAGCATGTTCTCTGACAAATTGTATGCGAGTGCGTTGACGTTACTGAAAACGCCGAAGCCGCCCGCGTCCCACGCCGAAGCAAACCCGGTGGAGCTTGAAACCTCGGCCACCTTGTCGCGGCTCTCGCCCCCTGCCACAGTGAACCCGCCCGCCAGGTAGACCGCGTTGCCGCCCGTCTTGACCGCGACAGCCGTCCCCAGCGCATTTGCCGTGACAAGCCAGTCCTGCACCAAGTTCCCGTGGGCGTCGAGCTTGATGAAATAGCTCATTCCGCTGATGGACCCAACGTCCACAAAGGAGCCGGCGGCGTAAAGGCTCGTCCCATCCGTAGCCAAGCCAGCTACCTCGGCGCTCAGACTCAGGTTGAAGGACGTGTCCACCACGCCATCTTCCAGGTTCATGCGGAACAGATAGGGGATGGCCGCACCGCCTACGGTGGTGAACGCCCCGCCCACGTAAAGCCACTTCTTGACCCGCACAAAGGCCTTGGCGGCCCCATTCAGGCTGGGAAGCTGCGGATACCAGCCCCTCCGATACGCTGACGCCTGAGCGCCGACGCCCTGCGGCTGCCATGTGCCCGGGTAGCTGTCTTCGAAGTTGTAGCGCAGTTTCAGCTTTGCGTGGGGAGCCATCTTAACCGCCTCTCTTGGAACGCGCACCTTTGCGCCGATTCGCGCCGTCAATGACGCTCAAAACTTCACGGGCCGCCCGGCCCAGCATTCCGGCAGCATCCCGGGCATCCTTGACGCCGTTGAAGACCATGCCGCCAAGGTTGATGGAGCCGCCGCCATCCCCGCCGCCTGCTGCCTTGCGGACCTGGGCCATAGCGCGGGGGTCGTCCAAGGGGGCGACAATCTCGTTCTTCCTAAGCAGGGTCGGAATGGTGTCAAATTGGTCGTTGCCGCCCACCGTCACGCCGCCTTGATTCAGTCCAGCCGCCACAGCCTTGATACCGCCGCCAGCCGCCGCCAGGGACGCCCCGGCACCAAACAGCCCGGGAGCCGCAGGCGCATTGACAACTGAAATCAGCGCCGCAATGGCCTTGGCCGTGTAGGCCGCACCCTCTTGAATCAGCCCGTCACCAAGCGCCGAGACCGTGGACTTTAGGAATGCCCGCCCAAGTTGCTCCAGCGCCTGACTGCCCTGCATCGTGCCCTCTTTCAGGGCCGTGAAATAAGTCTGCATTTCGTTGGCCTGGACGTTCGCCATAGTGGAGCCGATGGCCTCAAACTTGGCCTCTTGCTCTTCCAATAGACGGTTGGCCTCGTCTAAGTTGCGCTGGTGTTGGTCGGCCTTTTCGTTCTCGGCCTTGGTGGCCCGTTCAATCATGGCATCGACCTGGGCCATGCCGTCGGCGATTTCGTCACGGATGCGCTTTTCTTCGTCCAACGCTTTCAACTTGCGTTGTAGCTCCAGCCGAGCTTTCTTGTTCTCTTCGGTCTCGTTGCTGGCCGCGCTTAGGATTTCATCGCGCTTTGCTTTTTCCGCAGACAATGAAGCCAGGATTTTTTCTCGTTCGGTCAAAAGACGCTGACGCACTCCCTCGGACTTTGCAAATTGAAGGTCCGAATCAACTCTGGACAGCATTTTTTCATAGGCTTCTACCAGCCCTTCGGACTGTGCTAGTCCGTCGCCAAGTAGGCCGCTTAAATCCCTGGCAATTCCTTTGAAAAATCTGCTAAACCCGCTTGCGGCTGGGCCGAGTTTTTCCCCTATCGTCTCGCCGAGATTGCCCCAGGCATCATCAAGGCTCTTGGCCTCTTGCGCCGCCTTATCGGTAGCCTTGGCGGCCCCGCTGAACTTGGTCTCAATCTCCGTCAGCGTTTCGGCCAGCCCTTTGCCTTCTTTCTGGCTCAGGCCGAACTGCTTGTTGAGCTGCAACATGGCGCGCTCGTCACCGCTAAAAGCGCGCCCGAGCATGTCCGCAACAACGTTCAAATCCTTGCCTGTGGCCGTGGCAACGTCAGCCGCGATGTTGTTGAGCACCATCGCCTGGGTGAGGTCCTTGGTGAAGATGATAAGGCTGTTGGTCGAATCGACAGCCTGCTCCCCCGTGAACTTCGTCAAGGCCTCAAGCGACTTTCCGTAATTGTCAATTTTGCCGCGCAGGTCAACGGTGGTATCGCCAAAGCGGCGGGCATTGTTCTCCAATACCGTGATGCCTGCGCTGGCGATCAGAAAATCCTGGCGGCCCTTCTTCGCAAATTGAAAAAGCGCCGAGCCTGCCTTGGTCAGAATTGACCCAAGCCCAAAGCCCAGCGCTGTCTCAGCTACCTTGCGAAAATCAAGCGTGCTCTTCTTGGCCCCGTCAAGGCCAGACTTTAGGCCCGAGGCATCGGCAACAATTGGAACCGCGATTTCGCCTACATTGACCGGCTCAGTCATTGACGCCCTCTTGGATGCCGTATTTCACGATGGACCGCAGATATTTGGCCTTCTGCATCGCCTTTTCGGAAGCTGCTTTGTTCCCGAATGCCAGCGCTGTTTTGGCCGTGTTCTCCATCTGCCGAGCTTCAATGATGCGCGGGTCCAGGTCCTCTTCGTCTTTCGGTGGCTCGGATGCCTCGCCTAGGGCCTTCAGCCAGGCCACAAAATCCTTGTTCCAGCCCTGCACCGCCCGCGCCATAAGCAAGGCGTCGTGCCGCTTCCCAGCCTTGTCTCGCCGGGCCAAAAGAAGAAGGGGCCGGACTTCGTGCCAGACGCAGGCGTTCACGTCAGCCGGGGTCCAGCCCCAGGCAGAAGCGAACTCTGCCTGCATCTCCGTTTCGGTTATCTGTTTTCCTACTGGACGATGGGAGCCAGTAGGGCGTCCACTTTTTTTGCGGCTTCTGCCTCGCCCGGGTCTGCGTTCGCCGCCAAGAACTCGGCCACCCAGCCCAAGAGCTCGCTGGGTTTTCCGTCGAAGGCATCCAGATCAGCAGACGAGACGCCCGCCGCCAGAATCACGGCTTCGTGAACCGCCTCCAGTTTCGTGGCGCCCGTAGCCAGAATGGCGCCGTATTCCTCGACCGCAGCTTCGATGCCTTCCGGGCTTGCGGCCAGCTCTTGCAGGCGCTTTCGGTTGGCCTCGTCGCGGGCAAAGACCATTGACAAACCGCGTTTCAGGTCCTTCCGCTGGCCCCAGGTCAGTCGATGCCGGGGCAGGTCTTGCAGGCTCAGCGCTCCCATCACGCGGTCGTGAAGCTGCTCTTAGCGCCCGCGAAGGCAACGCCAGAGACGTTCTTAACCGCCGTGGTGATGATGAGCTCGTAGAGCGTGGAAGCGCTCAGGTTGGCCGAAGGCGTGAACGTGATCTTGGAGGTGGCGACGTCGTAGCTGACCACGCCGGCCACGGGCGTCTGCGGGCCGCTGGAGTCGGCGCCCAGCATCAGCAGCACCGAGCCGTTGTTGATGGTGCCAGGGTCCAAGGCCTCGTTGAAGGTCGCGTTGACCGTGGCGTCCACCGCCACGCCCGTGGCATCGTCCAGCGGCAGGTAGGTGCTGACCGTGGGGGCCGAGGTGTCAGCCGCGACGTTCGGGTCGCCGAAGCGGCCGATTTTCTCGCCGCTGTTCTTCGAGCTGTCCACCTGGCACTTCAGGGTCACTTCGAGCTTCTGCGTCTCGGCGTTGTAGCTGATGGCCCCGGGGCCGTCAGGGACGCACTTCCACAGGGTCAGGGTGCCGATCTCGCCGCTCAGCGCCATCTGGCTTTGCGGGGTCACAGTCACCTCGACGGGCGTGATGGGCGTCCCAGCCAGCTTGCCAAAGCCCAGGGCGCTGTCCGTGCCGTCCGTGATGACCGAGGTCCCACCGATCAGCTTCTGATAGGTGGTGATGGTGCATTCGTGCTTGGTGAAGGTCAGCGTGCCGCCCACGGCAAGCTCCCAGGACTTGATGGGGGTGTCGCCGTATTCGGCCACCATCGCCTCGATCTTGGAATAGCTCGGGGTGAAGACGGCGTCCTGCACATAGCCCATATCGACGCCGCCCACGGTGATATCGCAGGGGCCGAGAACCAGGACGTTTGCGTCTGTCTTTGCCATGTCAGTCTCCTAGGTGGTCTGTCTGAGTGGGTCGATGTAGAGGACCCGGAATTGAAGCAGATACTGGTTCCGTTGCGCGCCGTCCACGCCAGCCCAAGCGTCTGAAATCTCTGTGATGCTGAGCACCCGGCGCCCGGACGGAAGTTCAAAGTGGGCCTTGTTCCTGCGGTCGCTGTCTCGCAGCAGCTCTTGGACGGCCTTGCTTATTGCCGAGGCCCGTGCCCGCGAACCGCCCGTTGACCGCTCCGCGGCCCGCACAAGCAGGCTGAAATCTGCGCTCCTGACGGGCACGGCCGGCTCAACTTCGTTGTCGTCGCTGACCGTCACGATGATGGCGTCGTCAGGGGCGTCGTCGCTGTAGGCAAGCAGCAGGTGGACCGTGTCGTCTTGTTGCTCGTCGCTGGACGTCTCGCCGTCGATGAACAGCGGAACGCTCCCCGCACCCAGGCCGTTGGCCACGATCCACAGCAGGAAGTCATACGCCAGGTCATTGGTGGACGGCAAAAGGCTGAGTGTCATATCGCCGCCCTTTCCAGAGCCGTCCTGACCGCATCCGCTATCCGCTTTTCATAGCGGTCCTTGCGCTCTTCAAGCGGCCCGCTCAGGTATTTTGGACCGCCGCCCTTGGGGTGGTTGAAGTCCATGTTCTCGTGCTGCACCAGGGCGTAGGGCGTGGCCGCGATGACGTTCTTGCTGACCGTGCCCTTGATTTGGTCCACCCTCAGCGCCACCTCGGGGTCGATGTTCGCCCGCAGGTTGTCCGTGTCCACCGGAGCCCTGTTCGTGCTGGCCTGGGCCGCAACATCGTAGGCAATTTCGCTGACTGCCAACCCCAGTTCTTGGACCGCCGCAGCAAAGAACTTGTCTGCGCCCACCTCGAAAGGCCTACCGGGTTTCCTTGCCATTGATGCACCTGGCGGTTTGGAGCGTGTCGTTGTTGCCGTTGTCTTTGTGGAGTGACACGCTGACCACTTCCAGGACCCGCGTTCGCTTGACCTCGGGGTCAGTCCCGGCCTCTTCCAACTCGCGCGTGCCCCTGTGCTCTGTGACCGTCAGGCGGTAGCGTTTTTCCGGCTCCGTGATAGTGGCCGTGGCCTCCATCAGGACAATAGAGCTGTATTGCTGCTCAACCCCTTGCGGGTTGCGGGTCCAGCCGCTGCTTTCCCGGTAGCGACCCCGCACCGTGCCGACAAGCGCCCAATCCGTGGTTCCCGGATTGCCGTTGGAACCCCTGCCCGCATACCGCTCGACCTTCACCTCGTCGAGCAAATAGCGGCCCACAAAGCGGCCCACGCTTCGAAGTGTCAGACCCGTGATGCTCACCAGCTGCCACCCAGCGGGGCCGTGGCGCGGGCTGTGTCGCCGACCGAGCCCCCGGCGTCCACGTTGTTGATGCGGGCTTGCAACTCCAGCCGCCGCTCGCGCAGGACTTGAAGCGCTTCGGTCTCGCTCGTGGAAAAGCCGTCAACAGAGACGTCAACCGCGCCCACCATTTCGCGGATTTGGTCCTCGACCTCAGCCAGCTCTAAGGCCAGGTCCTCGCGGTTGCGCTCTGTCATGTCAGCCTCTTATTGCCCGTTCAGGACGCCGCCAGGGCGGTAAACGAACCATGCCCGGACCAATTGCAGGGTGGTCGTCGATCCAGTCTTTTGAAGCAGGAACCGCGCCGCCTGGTGCGGGGTGTAAGTGGCCCCGGTAATGGTCGGCGTGATGGTCAAGAACCGCACTTCGGCCAGCGTCGGAACCTGCAAGGCCGTCCCAGCCACAAGCGCCGTGGTGGTCGCTGAATTGAACGAGTTGAGAGCCACGGACGCCGTAAGCGAAAGCTGGCCTAGGGTGATGGCCGCCCCGGTATGTGCGGCTACAACAAGCCGGCCGCCGCTTCGGTAATTGTGGGGCACGGTGTAGCTGATAGCCGCGATGCCCGTGTCCACCTCGGCCGGGAACACCACAGCCGCGTTGTTGGTCAGCCCCGTCACCTGTCCGATGTAAAGGCCCGTGGTGATGGCCGTCCCAGCAAGAACCGTGGTCAGATTGGCGCCCGTCAGGATGTTGGTGAGCGGCAGCTCGTCCCAAACCTCCGACACGCCCGTCAGATAGGTGTAGGTGCTGCTGGGCACCGAGCCCACGCCGATGCTGCCAAAATTGGTGTTGGCGCTCCGGCCCGTGCTAGGCAGGCCCGCCAGGACGAAGCCCATGACCAACGCTAAGACGGCCAGGGCGCTTTTGAAGATGCGCAGGTTGAACATGGGATTCTCCTTGGGGGTCAGGTGAAAAGAAAAAGGGGGCGGCCCGGCGTGTGGGCCAGACCGCCCCCAGGTCTTAGGGGGTGCTGTCCTGGAGGCTTAGGCCACCAGCTTTTTGCGGTAAGCGCTGCGCCAGTTGAAGCACTCGGCCACGCCCTCGTACTCGGCGCTGGCCAGGTAGTGCCGCTTGTCGTTGTCGAACCAGACCAACGGGCTCAGCGGGCTCTTGGTCCAGTAGAACAGCCCGTTCTCGCCACGCTTCGTGTTGAAGGCGTAGAGGTAACGGGTCGTCCCGCTGGCCGGAGCCAGACGCCGCCAGCGCATGGGCAGCAGACCCAGGTCAGCAAGCGTGTTCTTGTCGTTGTTCGCCACGCCAGCCCGCTTTTCGGACATGAGGATGGCCTTCAGCTCGTGCTCATCGTCGAAGTCGTGAACCACTAGGTGCGTGGCCTCGTTGTCGATGGGCTCGCCGCTCTCGTCGTAAGCAGCGGTCTCGGTCATGCCCTTCAGCGCGGCCCGGACCACATCGGGCGAAATGGCCTCGGCGGTGTCGTCCAGGTTGCTGTAGGTCTCGCCGGCCTGAGCGCGGCTGAGCTGACGATGCGAAGCGCTGAACAGCGCCACGCCATCGTAGCCGTTGGCCGTGCTCTTGATGCGGGTCGCGCATTGCTTGTCCCGGCTGGATGCGTACTGGCTCATCCAGTTGTCGGTCAGCGTCTGCAAATCGCCGTTCATGGCCGCCTGGACTTCCTCGACGGTCTTGAAGTTGAAGCTGCGCTTGCCGCCCAGGGTCTCGGGGTAGACCGTCAGCGGAGCGCCTTGGAAGACGTTCTGCATCGGGGTGTCCTCGCCCTTGCGGTATTTCTGGAACGAACCCTCGGCGTGCAGGCTGCTCATTTTGATGAACGCCCGCTCGTCGAAGAGCTCGCTGAAGATCTGCATCCCCTTGCCGGGGTCCACGCGCTCGGCGCTGACCGCGATCAGGGACCGCAGACTGCTGTCGAGAGCGTCGCTGACGTTGCTGTTGACGACCATGGACATGATGTCCTCCGTTGGTGAAATGTGAAGCCGGAAGCGATGGCCCCCAGCCTTAAGCCTGGCTTACGCCGAAATCTTGTACTCGATGCACTCGGCGAAGCCCTGGTCGGTGTCCACATTCACCACCGTGAGCAGGAGCTGCGTTGTGTTCGCCACGTCCAGCGTGCGCTGATCGCTGATGCCGTAGCTGGTGCCGACGACCGGGGTGCCGCCCGTGTAGGCGATGCGCACCACGGCGTCTTCCAAGGGCACGACCGTCGCGCCCAGGTTCTGCGACTTGAGTCCCAAGGCGGCGGTGTTCGCCAGCGACACGAAGACGCGCAGGTTCTCGTCGTTGTCTGCGGCGGGGTCCATGACGCCAGCGGTGCCAAACTTCAGCAGGTCGCCGTTGAGGATAGCGGTCGCGCCAGCGTCGAACTGCTGGACACGGGCCGGGTTGTAACGGATGGCTCCAGCGATAACCGGATTCATCGTGCCTCCTGGGTTGTTTTCGCCGGGCTCATTCGTCCTGGCGGTTGTCTACTTGGTTCCGCGTGGCTTCAAAAAGCCCTTCGCGTCGTACTCCTTGAGCAAGGCCAACTTGCGAGCCCCGCTGATTCCTGCGATGACGCCTTTCAGGTCAGGCCGGAAGGTGTTGAGCTTCTGTTCCAGGCTGGCGATCTCCGTCTCGACGTTGGCGTCGATGGAACCGCCCGAGCCCGTGAAGCCGCTTCCTACTGCCGGCTTCTGTTCGGCCGCCTTCTTCGGGTCGATGCCGAGGCGCTTGAGCAGGGCCTCGTTGTCGGCCTTCGCTTTCTCGATGGCGGCGTCCAGTTCGTCGGCGGTGGCGCCAGCCTTGACCTGGATGCGTTCGCGGATGATGGGGTCCAGCGTGAGCCCAGCATCCTGGAGCTTGGCGTTGAGCTGCTTTTCCGTGTTGCTCAGCGCCACCTGCTCTTCGAGCTCTTTCAGGCGCTTGGTCAAGGCCTCGTCCACCGTGGTCTTCCCGCCCTTGGCGGCCTCGGCTTCGGCCTTGAACTTCTGGAGCGCTTCCTCGTGCTGCTTCATGAGGGTGGCATTCTCCCGGGCCAGGCGGTCTTTGATCTGTGCGTCGAAGGCGGCCTGGTCCACTTCCACCGTGGTCTTGATGGTGGCCTGCTCTCCGGCCTTGTAGTCTTTATCGAGCGTGACAGTCGCGTTGACGTTCTCAAACTTCGGCATGTTCGGTGCTCCCCCTGCATCCCTTTACCCAGGTCGCGCAGGTATGCTCCCTGGAGGTATGAGCAGAAAATACGGGCTAGTGGGTTTTGCGTCAAGCGGGGGGCAAGTAGTTTTTTAACAAATCGTATTTTTTTGGCGGGGCTACTTTTTGTACTTGGCTTGGAAGGCAGTCAGCCTTTCGTTGAACGCAGGCTGAGCCTTGACGAGCTGATTGATGGCCGCTCGGCCCCCGTTGAGAGACGGAATCCACGGAGCCACGACATGGGCGCAGTTCGGATGCCAAGGCGGCAGGCCATACTCCGCCGGCAACGTCTCAATGCCCAACGGGTCGTTATCGTGGAGGGCAAAGACGCGGCCTTGAAGCAGGTAGCAAATATCATCTGGCTCCACTCCGCCGTGGGAACTCGTCTCGATGTAGCGGAATCCGTTCGCGCTGTATTCCTCGGCCTTGCCAAGGTTCATGGCCTCCATGCGCTTTGTGCGGCTGACCGTCTCGGCGTAGGCGCTGGCCTCCATCCTTCGCCCGGACATGAAAAGCACGCGGTCGCCCTTGGTCAGGCCCAGGTCTGCCAGCAGGCGCTTGGCGGCCTGCCTTGGGGTGTCGGTGGCAATGGCTCCGGCCTGAAGGCTCAGCGCCACGTTGCGGTTCAGGAGCTTCAACGCCTTTGTGGAGCCGCTTTCTCGGATGGCTCGGATGGCCGTGGCCTCCTTCAAGGCTCGGGCCAGGAAGGGCTTGGTGCTCTCGGCCGCCGCTGCCAACCTGGGCGCGGTCTCCAGGGCCAGCTTTTCAATGAGCCTGATATTTGGGCCGCCGAAGCGGATGCCCAGCTCCCTAGCCGCTTGCATCTGGCCTTGGATGACGGTGCGTGTGACGCTCTCCACCAACCAAGAACGGCCGGCCGACTTCATGGCGTTGCTGGCCCTGAGCGCCTCTTGCTCAAGGACGGCCCGGGCGTTCTGTTGCTCTGACGGCGCGCCTGAAATAATCACGGGCAGGAGCTCGCGGAGCTTATCCGCAAATCTCCTGCCCGCTATCGCAAAGCCGCGCTCAAGCGCGTCAGGCATTGGTTGGCTCCGGCTGGGGAACTTCCGGCGTGGCCAAGATGCGGTCCATAGCCGCCCGGGCCTCGGCGCTCAATGCCCGTTCGTCCAGCATCTGCCCCTGACGCCGCGTGCCGCGCATGGCCTGAATCTCGTCCAGGCTTTCCTCGTCATGCCCCAAAGCCATAAGCCCTTGCTCTTCGTATCCCTGATTGAAATACAGGGACGCCAGCGCCATCTTCTGTTCCTGGGTCAGGCCCACGCTCAGGTCGTAGTCGATGGTGATATCTTCGGGCTTACAATCCACGCCCTCTAAGCGCAGGCACTTGGACAGCAAGCGCTGGAGGAACGGTCCCTCGCTTTGGGTGAAGGCCAGGGCGTAGTTGATTTCCTTCTTCCCCATCTGCGCCAGCGCCACGCCAGATGCTGGGTCGCTTCCAGCGCCCTCGGCTGTCCGGCGCCTGGACGGCAAAGCGGCCTCGTCGTAGAGCTCGTCGATGGCATCCAGGTATTCACGCTGCGCCGGGCCATCATCGAACTGGGTGCCCTCGACCTTAAAGTCAGCCACCTTGTTTGCGGTATCGGTCAGGTTCACCAAGCCGCCGGCAGGGACAGGGGTGCTGATGCCCTCGGCGTTCTTCACGACTTGGATGCCGGCCCCGGAGCGCTTGACGCCGCCCTTGCGCACCAATGCCGCAGTCAGCACGTCCAGCACCTTTTCCCGGAGCCGGTTCATGAGCGGGATTCCGCGTGGGTTGCCCTCGCGTTCCTCGAAGCTGAAATGCTCGGCCGGGATGAAGGGCGTGGTGACGGGCTTTTCTTCAACGATCTGCCCGCCTACCGCTGTTGGCAACACGCGCTTCCAGGTCTTGTAGTTGATTTCCTCGACCACCCAATTGCTCGCCTGCCCGGCGTTGTTGAGCACGCCGTCAACAGGATACTGAAAGCGATAGCCTGCAATGACCTTCTGCCGCTTAGCGTGAGGTAGGAGTTGCGTCCATTGGCTGCGCATGCGCTCAGGTAATACCTGGCCCACCTTGATATTGGGGTCAGGCGATTCTTTCAAATCTTCGGCGCTGGCCACAGGGAGCTTGAAGAAGCTTCCGCCTGTCACTAGCACAAAGGCGCGCCACCATGACAACGCGGCCCACAGGCTCTTTTCGCCTTCCCAAACGTTGCGGTCAATCAGCTCTTTCAGCTTGGCTTCCAGGATTGCCCGTTTCTCGGTCTTCGCGGTCTCGGCATCCTCGTTGGGCTCTTCGCCAGGCTTCAGCGGGATGTCCCCGTAAGAATCCGACAAGCGGATAGCAGGCGTGGGAAAGGTGAAAGCGCGTTCCAGGATGACCATGCGCAACGGATTGCCGCGCGGAAAATTGCGCTCAAGGTAAGCGGCCTCTGCGCCCGTCACGCTTGGGCAGACCTCACCATGCCAAAAGTTAAAAAGGTTCCCGGCCTGCTCGAACAGTCGCAGGTTTAGCTCGATAGTGGCCGTGTCCAGCACGGCGTTGGAGCGGTTCTGTGACTGTGTGACGTTGAGTGTCATGGTGTCCTACCAAGAAGGCTGAGTGACCCTTGCGTGTGCTGGCGGCTCGTCCGGAATTTCCTTATACGACTTGAAGCGCCTCGCGTCCAGACGGTAGCACCCGCCTTTATGCTCGACCTCAAAGACCGCCCCGCCGTCATCCTCGCTGAACACCGCCTTTGTCGGCTTGGGCAAAGTGACCTTGAGGCCGTCATTGCTCTCCAACACTCCCAGGTCAGGACCCAGCCCCAGCTTGCGGCCAAAGCCCGTGCTACCAGCCGCCCGTAGCTGTGCCCTGACCGCCCCGGCCAAAGCCTTGAACGCGGACTTCGTTGAGGATGCTGGCGTAGACGCCGCAATGGAATTGGTGGTCTGGCTTTCCTGGGTCATGAATCCACCTCATGGTAGGCCGCCCGTGCCTGTCGAACTCGGTCACGCGGCGTGGGGATTTCAGATGCGAGTATAGCCTGCTTTTTTGGTCTGTCACCAACCTTGCTGGAAAACGGATCTTGCGGCCTCTGACGTTGGATGCGAACAGGTCAAGCGCCGCCGTTCGGTTGGCGTCTATCAGGTCGTCCTCTTTGTCGTTTGGGCGCCAGTCTGGCTGGCCTGGGGTGTCCGGCATAGAGTAGGAGCAGCGCCACCACTTCTGGCCCTTGGCCCGTTGTGTTTTGACGAAAGCCAAGGCCGACTTCATTTCTGGCATGTAGTCCACCATCCCCCACTCGACGCCCGCCAGGTCAGCTAGCGCCCCCAACTCGGCGAAATCGTTGACCGTGCCGCTCCAGCAGCAAACTAGCGTTCCGTCAGGCCATGGCTTTTCGTAAATCTGGACATCGTAGAGCGCGCCGGGGTCACAGACGATGAGCCCGCCCACGGCCCGCTGGCTCCAGATAGGTCCGGCATCGCTGGCCTTGATATCGCTGTCTGAAATTCCACCGTCCCGTTCGAGGAATGGTAAGCCGCGGTCCATGCGGACAGCTGTCGCTTTCTTAATTTCGTTGGGGCTGTTCAGCTCTTCCTGCATTTCCTTGATGTTGCAGACGTGGGTCATGAGCCGATGCAGGTGGTAGCCCGGATGGTCGCCCTTTGGATTTGTGGGCTCCCACCAGCCGGCCGCCACGGCCTTCAAACGGTCAAAGCTCTTGTGGCACTTCGGGCATTCCGTGCGGAACAGTTTTTCGTTGATGTGGGTGTCCCAGTCCAGCGCCGCCTTCTTGCCACAATGCGGGCACTCGACGAACCAGCGGCGTTGGTCAGACCTCAGCCAGCGGGCATGGATGCCGAAGTCTGGTACCGATGGGTTGGCAAGGTAGCGCTCAATGGGCTGGCCCGCAGTAGCCAGGCGCTTGCGGACCAGGGCTACGATGTTCTGGTCCATACGGTCCAGCTCGTCAAAGATTGCCACCTTGGCGTGGTAGCTGTAGCCCACGGACTCGCTGCCCATGCCTAAAAAATAGCCATGGGAGCGGCCTATCTTTTTGAGCTTAATGTTGTCCGTCTCGCCTTTGTTGATGGCCTGGAAATAAGGATTGTTCTTGAAGTTCGGGTTGACGCGCTCTTGCACAAGCAGACCCGTCTTGGTGTCGGATTCAAAGCCGTAGATGAAAGGGTAGCCCCAGGCCGCGTGCGCCAATGCCCAAGGAAAGAAGAACTCGGTCTTTCCGGTGCCGGCCCCGCTCATGACCGTCACTTCTTTGGCCCGCTGCAAGCCGATCTCGCGCAGGAATGGATAGTTGGTCAGGCGGTATGGCTGGCTGGGATCGCCGTTGATGGTCCAGCAACTTTCGGCCCACAAAGGAGTATTGTAATTTTTTTTAGCTACCTCGGCAGTATAGAAGCGGCGGGCCAGTAGGGTGCGCTGGACTTGCGCGGCAAGTCGTTCTTGCGGGCTCATCATTTGGGAGCCCCCGGCAAAGCAGGAGCCGCTACTGCATCCATGCCGCCAGCATCTTTAATCGCTTGGGCTAGCAACGCCTCTTGCTCCTGCACCTGCTTCAGCAATTCGTCCAGGGTGCCGCTGTCCATGAGCCCGCCCATCGGGTCTGGCCGGTCATCGCCCAAGACGCGAGCTTTGTCCTTTGCGCTCAGGCGGGCGTTGGTGCGGTCGCCTGCCTCGACGGAAAGCCTGTAGACGTGGTCGAAACGAGCCGAAGTCTCTTTGATGCGCTTGGCTTTGTCGGCCTCTTGCTGCTGCCAGACCTCGGCCTTGGCTGTAGCCCAGGCTCGATCGATCGTGATAGCAGAACAATCATAGCGCGCCTTGCACCACGCCTGAACTTCCCTCCGCTGGTAGCCACGCAGATAAAGCTGGATGCATTCATCCACCAAAGGGGGCAGGTGCTCGGTCGTTCCGTCTGGCTTCTTCCACTTCAAGCCGCCAGCCTCAATATCAAGTTCGGGTGCAGCAGGCCTGGGCTTCTTAGTTTTCCCGGCCTGTTTCACCATCTTAGGCTTGTTGCGTCTCCGAGGTTTGGCTCTCTTATCCGGTTTTATCATGGTCGTTTCAGCGCTCGGAATGCTCGTTGTGTGGTTGGGCAGATTCTTTGAACTCCACTTTGTATCGAATGTCTACGGTCCCTATCACCTGCCCGTTCACCAGCAACTGGAGCTTTGGCCGAGTTACTTTTTGCCAGCGGCCTGCGTGGTCCTGTTGGGACACAGGCAAGCCGCTGGCGTCTAAGAGCTCGGCCCTGAGAATGTTCACTTTTTCTTGCCGGGCTTTTTCTGCGTTGCTTGTGCGACGGTGGGCGCTTGGGGCTGAGTCGCGCCTTCAAGCCTGGGCTCTTCCTTGACCAAGTAGTCCTTGTGGTAGGGGGCGTCAGTCTGGCGGATGGTGCCGCACTCCCTGGCCCAGCGGTTGAACAGGGTCAGCGTTTGTTTGGCGTGCTCGATGATGACGTCCTCGGCGTCTCGGTCGGTGGCCTCGTTGATGTATAGGGCCAGGGCTCGGGCCGCTGCAGGGTCAGAGGCCCGCAGGATGAAGAAGGGCTCAGTCTCGCCTTTTGGCGGGTCGCCTTCGAGGGCCACCAGCAAACCGTGGACGGTCAGCTCGGCTTCTTGGTCGCCCTTACTCAGCTTTGAGAATGATCTTAGCCGTGTGCTCACTGATTGCCTCCTTGGCCTTGCGTTCCCGCTCGGCGTCAGCCTGGTCTTTTATCTGGTCAAGGCGCTCCAGGCTGTCAGTATGCGCGTTTCCCAGTCCACCCTCTTCGAAGCCGGGGAATTGCTTGTTTCGTTCGAAGTTTTTTCTCACGGCTTTCCAGCTTGAAGTGTCGATGGGCCCGCTCAGCCAGCGACTGCCGGCGGGGAATCGGACTTCCCATAGCTGGCTCTTCCTGCCTGCCCGGGGGGTCAAGGGTTGCAAGTAAGCCCTGAACCGCTCATAGAGACGGTAGATACGGCCAAGCTCTTGCTCGGCAAAACTTTCGTCCAGCGTCATGGCCTTAAGTTCGGCAGGCGTCTTGCTCTCCACCCAATCCTGCTCTCGGAGCGGAATGGGCGCCAAGCGGACCATCTGGCCATCGTTGGCCCTATAAGCTGCCTCACGCATGCGCTTGACCCTCTCTGTCGGAATTCTTTTTGCCGTGATGGACTTTGCAGAGCCAGATCACAGCCAGCGGCTTTTCGTAGTCCGTGTGGTAGGCTAAAACTTCTTCGGCCCCGCAGGCCTCGCAGGGGCCCTTGGTGACTTTGCCGCGCTTCACGTAAACATGCAGATACGCGCGGGCGTTAGAGCGCTTTCGGGCTTCGTCGCTTTGGACGGCCGTCTTTCGCCACTCTCGCATATTTGCCGCATGGCACGGGTTGCAGTAGCCGCCCCCACCCTTGCGCGGTATTCCTCCGCAAATGCTACAGGTGCTTTCTTTCTTCATGCGCGAACCCTACCACAAATGTTCCACGTGTGTCACCACAATAACAAGAAGGCCCCACCTTTCGGCAGGGCCTTCTTTGGGATTGAATGGCGAAGTCTTCTTGCTCAGGGCTTTGGGGGCAGGGTCGCCCCCGTCTCGGGGTCCACCTTCGCCCCGAAAAACAGCTTGTTTCCTCGTATGTTCTGGTTGAAGAACGAGCCGATGCTCTCAGCCTTCAGCATGGCCCGCATCATGCCTTGCGGGACGCCTCCGTAATCGTAGCGGGTCCCGTTGACGAAGCGGACGCAGAGCTTGCCTTGGTTGGCGTTCTCGATGACCTCGGTATGCCCGGCCAAGTCTTCGCGTAGCAGGTCTTCCCCGGCGGGCCCGAGCCACGCGAACGCCTTGATGTTACTGCTGGGCTTCAGCGGAGTGCGGAAGCCTGATGGCAGGTTCGTTGGTTGTCCAAGGGGCTTTTCCATGCTGACGTTCTCCTTTTCGATGTAAGTGGGTGCAGGGGCGAGGGTCGAACTCGCGTCTCCAGGCGCTTGCGGGTTCTGGCGGCCTACCGTTGGCCTACCCTGCGATGCTCGTTTTAAAACCTGAAAAGGCCCTTTTCAGATTAATTAGCCCTATCCAGGGCGCTGGGTTGGACCCGCCTTCGCAGGGGGATGGACTGCTTGAAGCCGAAGGCCCGGCTGGTGGGGCTGAGGCGCTGGTAGTGGTGGAGCTTGTGGCGCAGGCGGTCCCTGATGAGCAGGTCCCAGCGGGTGGAGGCCTCGCGGGTGGTGCGGTAGGTCTGGCAGGCGGGGCCACCGACGAGCTCGATGGTGACGGTCTCAGCGTTCAAGGCTGGTCCCCAGCAGCAGCAGGGCGGCGTCGCCCTCGTCCTCTTTCAAGCCCAGCAGGCCCAGCTCCAACAGGCGGGCCTTGGCGCGGCCCTTCATGAAGCCGTCGCGCTCGCCTTCGCGGCGTTTGCTTGTGTCGACGCCGGCGGCCTTGCGGGCCGTGATCTCGGCCACAGGATAGACCGGGATGCCCAGGCCCGCCAGTGAGGCCATGACCGCGCCGCGCAGGCTCGCGTTGGTGCGGAAGGCCAGCATGAATTTTGCGTTGTAGAACTCGTTGAAAATAACGGCCTCGCACTCGGCGCTCTTGATGACGCTGAGGATCTGCGCGGTGTGCCAGCGCAGGCGCTCGGCCTCGGGCAGTTTCTTGGTGGCCGCGTCCTCGGTCACCGTCCAGGTGCCCTCGGGCTTTTCGCCGAGTTGGCCCCAGGCCATGCCGGTCTTGCTCAGGCTCAGGTCCAGGGCCATGACGCGGGTGCCTGGCTGGATGCGGCCCGTGGGCGCCGCGGCCGTGCGCTTGGCCGGGCTGGCCTTCTTGCGGGCCGGGGCCAGTGGCGCCGCGGACTTGGGCGCGCGGCCAATGATGCGCAGGCCGTGGCGCGCGCGGATCGCGCTGAACTCGGCCGCGCTCATGCGGACCGTCACAGCAGCACCTCCTGCCGCAACCGCTTAACGGCTATCTCGCAGTATTTTTCTTCAAGCTCTATGCCGATGGCCTTGCGGCCTAGGTCCTTCGCGGCTCGGAGTGTGGTGCCGGAGCCCATGAAGGGGTCGAGGATGGTCTGCATGTCAGCTCCCCCACCCCCACCCCCCCCCATCTTTTCGATGCACCACTTCATCAGCTTCAGGGGCTTCTGTGTTGGATGCTCTCTCCCCGGCTCCGAGCGTGGACCATTCCAAACACGAATGACCATGTCCTTATTCGTCCAGGCCAGCTCGGCCTCGGCAAGAGTAAAGTTCCTTTCGGGCTTCTCCCAAACCAGCCATCCGCGTGACGGCGGGAGTAGAAAGTAATTTCCGCCCCAGATGCAGGCAAACTTCGCGGCGGCTTGGATGGCCTCAAAAACATCAGCAGCAGGAGCTTCTTTGTCCCACTCATTTCTCAAACCTGCTTCCTTCCCGGCTTTTTTCCAGCCACCTTTAAACCCACCTACCCACAAATGCCCAATTCCATACGGCGGGTCCGTCAGCACCAAGTCCACCTTGGGAAGCAGCGGCAGGATTTCTCGGCAGTCGCCGTGGTAGATGGTGCAGGCATCATCTTGGTAGTAGGGGGCTGGCACCGTCACGGCAGCAGCTCCTTGACCGGGACCTTGTGGAAGTTGGCCAGGTCCAGCAGCTTGCGCAGGCTGGGCAGGCGCTGGCCGGTCTCCCAGCGCAGGTAGGCCCTCGGCGCCACGTCCGCGCCCTGGGTCACGGCTCCCTGGCTGAGTTCTCCGCGCATGGCCTTCAAGTGCGGCCCAAGCTGGGCGGCCAGCTCGGCCTCGGTCGTCGGTTTGAATTTTGCCATTGATGCCTCTAAGGGTTTTTGGATGTGTCCAAAAATATCATGCTCTTTTGAGCTTGTCACGTATTCTTTGCTGGGACGCCGCCCAGGTCTCGTTCGACTTTAGGCGGCGAGGCTGGGCGCGAAGGCAGCATGCCGGGGGCGCCGCGCATGAGCCGCAGGGCTTGGACGGCCTCGTTGAGCGACTTCACCACGATCCACCAGCCATGAATGTCAGAGGGTTCTTTTGCCTTTTGGGCCGCGCGTTTGTTCAGCATGGCGTCGGTCTGGAGGCGTAGGCAGATGCGCTCGGCCCGGGCCAGCTCTTTGCGGCGCTCACCGCCTTGTCGTCGGGCCGTCATGACGCCCTCCGAGCAGAGTTGCCGTTTTTAGGATTGTTGGGCATGGCTGCTCTCAAAGAGGGGTAGCTGGCCAGGGCGACGGCGGGCTATGCGGTACTCCCAACGCCCTCCACCGATGGGGCGGCTCTCAAATTCCAGCCACAGGTGGGCGTGGTGGTAGTCGTTCAGCTCGCGCATCTTGCTCAGGCAGGTGCCCACCCGGGCGCCGATGGCCTTGGCGGCTTCGTCCATGTCCACCCAAGGGCCCGCGTCCTGGCCGTCCTTGGGGACGAGCTTTTCCAGCAGGCGCTCTCGGATCGGGCGGGTGCGGGCGCGGTCGGCGTCGGTGTAGTGCTCAGCCACGGCTTGCTCCTTTTGAAATCAGGCGTTCCAGATCGTGCTTGTCCTGGCCTTCCAGCTTCACTTGCAGACCGTTGGCCGAGTTGGCCGCGTCTTGCTCCACCATTGCAAAGCGGCGGGCCTTGTCGGGGTCTTTGGGTCGCCCCATGCCGTTGCGCTCGTGAATGAAGGCCAGGTGCAGGCCGTAGTGGCAGACTATCAGCCTGTGGGGCGCGTCTACGTTCTTACATCCGGCCTTGCGTAGCTCCGACCGTGGCGTTTTGTGATGCAGGTTCGCCGCCCCCTCGCTGACCGGCAGGCCCGTGAGCTGGCACGGAACCCAGCGCACACCGTCTGAATCCTCCCATCCGTGGCGGGCGTAGTAGGCTTCGAAGGAGGCTGTCATGGCTTTACGCTTGTCATGGGTCTTTTTGCCGGGGCCTAGCGCCTTGCCGCGCCTCATCGGCTTTGTGCGAGGCTTAAAGCCGCTGCGCTTCATCCTACTCCCTTAGAAAGTATTCGGGCTTGGGGGCGTCTGCTGGACTACCAGCCTCGCATAAGTTACGGGTCTTCCCACCCCCAAGCCCTCGCGGCTGGTTGCTCCGCTAGATTAAATTTTTTGCCATAGAAGCAATGTCCATGAGCTTGCGTTTCAATTCTTCCACTTCTAATTCAACTTTTTCAATGCGTTTGCGGCTCCAATCCATGTCTTCCTCTGCGCTAACCAGCGCGTCCAATAGCGCAGCCTCTTTGGTGGAGCCTTGGCCATAGAAGTGTTTTGTCTCCACAGTCAACTGCGACTTTTCAGACTTCGTGCGTCCAAACTTGACTTTAGACTTCTTCATCTTCCCATCCTCCTATGTATCACTCGCCCGAAATTGGGCCGTTCAGTTTTCGTTATGCGTGATGTGGAAATTAAGCGTCACCTTTGTCAGCCCATCGTCAATCCACGTGGCCTTGGGCATTGTGACCTTCACGCCCATTGCTCTTGCCGCGCTCAGCTTTTGAAGCTGTGGCAAAAGCTCAGCCAAGCACGTCTCAATGCGGTCTGCTGGTATGTTTGCCAAATCGTCCAGCTTCTCCATTTCGTATCTTTCGCTCATTCCCTACCCCCTTTCTGCAACTCGAGCTAGAATTTGCTTCTGTTCTTCCTGGAAACAGGCGGCATCCGACAATCTAAAACTAAATTTTTCCTCTTTCTTTTCCACTTTAGGCGTGTAGCCTTGGCTCATGCAGATAAAATAAAGCCCCTCTTTATACATTAGCCTGGAAATCCGAAGCATCCTTTCCCAGCCGCTTGCCGTCCACGGGTCTAGACCTGTCTCGTCAATCATCCCCTACCCCCTTCCGTGGTGGGCTTTGCGGGGCGGCACTTGGGGCAGTCTGTCCAAGCGTTCTCGCTGTCCCGAAGTTCGCGCACCTTCCCATCCACGCACCCCGGCACGTCACACTTAGGGTGGCACTTGGGGCAGTCAGAAGAAGTGGCGCTGTTCTCCCCGGTCCACGTCCATACCCTCCCATCCACGCATCCAGGCACGTCACACAGCGCCGGGGCGGGTGCTATTCCGCGCACCTTGTCCATCTTGTCCAGCATGGCCTTCGTAACGGGCGCACAGGCACAGCTCATGCTGGTATGGTCCTCGCGGGTGTAGCCGTGGATGTGAAGGCACCAAAGCGCGGCCTCGTCATCCTTGGCGCGTTGCTCCCGGTCCACCTTCCCTTCCTGCTCCCGTAGCTCGGCAAGCATGGCGCTTTGTTTCTGCCACAGGGCAACGGGCATCGAAGTTCCACACTCCCGACAAACTACATATTCCCCGCAGGGACCAACAAGCGTTCCTTTTTTCATGCGGACAAGTCCGCCTTGGTTCGGATGCACCCATTGATTTGGGCACGGCAGTAGCGCCTCGATGCGCTTCTCGTTGTCGGCGCTGGGCATGGAGCGGGTGTTCCAGGCAAGGATGGCGGCTGATGCTATCGGAAACGGCCCCATGCTGGCCCAGCAACCGCCGCAAGAAACCCACCACATCGTATCTATGCGTCTTTCAAGCTTTGCCAATTGCTTGCAGAACGGGCACGGCTTCAGCTTCTGGTTGTCGGTCATGGCTTCACCTCGATTCGTTTGAAGGAGACCACCCACACCCACGGGTTGGCGTCCCGGCCGTAGCCTCGGGCCTCGTTGATGCTGTCCCAGAGCTTCCGGAAGGAGTCCTTTGGGCTGACGTCAAATAACTCCCGCCCATCATCTGGCCCCACCATGTAGCCCACCATGTCGGGGTAGTCTCCGGTGGCTGGGATGTCACATTCAACGATGCCCTCGTGCATGGCGTCCGCCTCACTAATGTCCTGCACCCGCTCCACCCGGACCTCCGTCACCTCTAGCAAAATGCGGCTGGCCCAGCGGGGCATGTGGATGGAGGGTCGTTTGACCCATCCGAAGCCGCCGCCCTTCGACAGCAGCAGCGTGGGCGGTGCATCCTGGTAACGGACCCGCTTTTGGTCGCTGGCCCTGAATCGCCACCGTTTCCGTCCACTTCGATTCTTCCCGTCTTCGACCCAGGTGCCTAAGATGTAGCACGTCTCCCTCACCCAAAGGCGGTCGCCGGGCTGGCCGTAGGGGCAGAACTCCATGAACTCGCTTTCGCTCAGGCGGTCACCGTCTTGGTCCACCACGGCCAATCCGTCCTGCAAGCGCGGGTGGTTGATGTGGTGGCCGATGTAACCGTTGACGCCCGTGCTCTTTTGCTTCTCGCCTCTGGGCGCGGTGTAGTCATAGGTGTAGGCCACCTTCACCACCCGCCGCGTCATCGTCTTGCGGTTGTCCAAGATGGCCCGGACCATCGGCCCGCTGAAAAGTATCGGTCGCTCCTTCATGGCTTCTTCCCCCTCTTGCTGGCTCGGATGGCGGCGTCGATGGCGGCGCGGGGGGATTTGGCTTTGCAAAAATCTCCCGTGCCCCACGCCTCCCACTTTCCATTGGTATCAGGTTGGTTCTTCGACCGAATGGGATATGGCACCGTTGTCCTCGTCAGCCAATCCAGCCGTTCCTTGTCCGTTATCTTCTTCATGCTTCCCTCTTAGTGTGCGGGTGGCGCTGGGGTGGTAGTCAGCACTATTCGGCGGCTAAAAACCTTAATCATCTTCGGGTCCTCGGCTGGCCCATACCAGCGCAAAAACTCAATTCCATCTCTGGTTTGACATGCCCACATCTTCCCGTCATAGGTTCCAGAAGGAAGCGTGCTGTCATAGTGCGCCAGCTTTTTAAACGCGGATTCGGTCATCAATGCTTCTTCGCCACGTATTTCAATCTCTGCCCTTTCAGGCTGGACCCAAAATCTCCCGAGCGGGTCGGTGATTGGTGGAATCGGATGAACGCTCCCGTTCACCCTGTCAAAAATAGTTGCTCTCATTGAAGCCATACTGCCTCCTTGGTAAGTGCGGGTGGCGCTGGGGTGGAAGGGGTGCCTAGCGGTGTTTCGGCCCTACGTTTTCCCTTGGTCAGGGTGACGGTCGCCACCGTCTCGCGCCGCAACTTTCTCCTTCCACTCCCTGCGTGCTGGTCTCCCAGCGCCACCCGGCCAAGTTTCCTTGGCGGGGCACAGTCCTACTCCTCGGTGTCGGTCATGGCTTCGGCTCGATGCTGTTCTGTGTCCGGGCCAGCAAGCCGTCCAGAAAATTCCTTTTGGCCACCAGCGCCTTGAGCCCCTGCTGTTGCCCAAGGCAGACGGCTTGATCAAATAGGCTTTCAATGGCTCTCTGGGTTTCATTGGTCTGGAAGATGATAGCTTCCAGAATTGCGTTGCGGTCCTCGGCGTCCATTTTCACAGTCCTACTCCTTCTCGTCTTGTGGGGGCGGGGTGGCTCTCGCCCAGGTTGCGTTCCAATGTCTGATGGCGGCCCTCTCTGCGTTAGCCATGTCGTCCAGGTCTGGTGTAATTGCAACGGCGTAAGGGCCTTGTGCGCCGCAATTCAGGCACCTGATGAAGTGTCTGGTCATGGTGCCCATGTGCGTCTGCAAAGTATGTTTTTTGCAATTGCTCGACTTGCACCACGGGCAAGAATCTACCCCGTTCTCATTTGGAATTCCGTGCGCTGGCAATCTAGCCATCTCTCCCTACTCCTTCCCCTGTGGCGGCCCAATGGCCTTGAGCGCGGCCAGGAATGCGTGTTCCTTTTCGTAGTTCCAGTTTCGCTTGCCGTTGGTCAGGTCGCTCAAATAAGCCGCGCTGACGCCCATGATTTTTGCCACGTCCCGCAAGCTGTATTTGCTGGCCTGCAATTTCGCCTTGGCAATCTTGGCGGTCGCCGCGTGGTCGATGTAGCGGATGGATTTGCGCTTGGTGACAATCATGGCTTCCCCTGTGGCGGCTGTGGCAACGGCATGAAGTGGGTTGGGCGCGTCTCGTCACCATCCTCGTTTGACCATCCCTCGCTCCCATCGAAGTATTTTCGCCAGTAAGCACCCCAGGGCAAACTGCGGTCATCGTTCCTCATGCAGATAATTCGCGCCCCATCCTTCGGCGCTTCCGATATGTCCCTCCACCCGTCAGCAGGCTTGGCGGATTGCAGGGCGGCTAGCATCACCTGGGCACGGCGTTCAGCCATTGCCTTGCCTTTCTCGCCACGGCCAACGCCGATTGCATAGCACACTTCCGCGCCCACGCTGGAATCGTCCAGAATCGGACAGAGCCAGCGCTCGATGTGTGTCAGGTATTCGGCGCGTCCAATCCGTAGCCCCGCCCCCGCCGTCTCTGCTTGCGGCGGGGTGGTGAGGGCGCGAAGCTTCGCCAAAGCTTCTTCAGCCCTTGCGCTTGCGTTGGCGGCGGCTGTCCTTTTGTAGGCACCTTGTCGGCTCGGAAAGCACTCAACGCTGATATATTCGAGCGCCGATGTGGCCCCGGCCAGCGCCCCCTCTAGCTCCCTAATCCGTGCGGCTTGGTCGGTCATGGGCGGATCTCCTTGGGTTTGCAGCCGTTGGGGCACTTGCGGCGCTCAACGCGGCGGCTGTCGTCCTGATCGTAGCGGGGGTCGGTGATCTCCACCGTGCCGGTGTCGTTGCACTTCAAGCACTTGGGGTCCTTGTTGGTGTCCACTATTTATCCTGAGTGAGTATAACAAATACTGCCCTTTTGTGCACCGCTTAATTGTGCCTATTCTTCCCGCGTGGCCTTTTCGAAGCGGCTGAACCTCTTGACAAATCGCAGTTCGGCCCGCCCTGTTGAACCCATGCGCCGCTTGGCACAGGTGACGATAATAAGGGGCTCGGGGTCTGCTATGGCGTCGGCATCGTCTGTCTGTATTAGGCCGATGATATGGGCGTCCTGCTCGATCTGGCCCGAACCGCGCAGGTCGCTGATACGTGGAGAACGGCGCTCCCCTTTTTCTCCCGAACGGTTGAGCTGAGCAGCGCAGACCACGGCAGGCCCGAGCTGCTGGGCGATAAGACGCAATCCAGAGCTGGCCTCGGCTATCTGCTGTTCCATCGTCTCGGCTTTCCCGTTGGGCTGGACTAATTGCAGGTAGTCCACTAGCACAACCTTTGTATGGTTCTTGCGGATGCTGGCCCGCACGCGGGCACGTAGTCGGCCAATCGCGAGGCCAGGGACATAAGAGGCCCGGAACGGCCACGCCCGCATCTGCTCCCATGCCCTCTTGGCGGCGTCCAGCTCCATCTTGTTCAAAGGACCTTCAATCAACTTCGTGGCGTCACACCCGCTATGCCAGGCCGCGGCTCGGGCGCGTAATTCGGTCATGTTCATTTCTAAACTTAACAGCAAAACCTCAACGCCCTGCTTGGCCAGCTCTAGGCCAAGGTGTAACAGTAAAGCGCTCTTGCCTTCGCCAGGACGGCCAGCAAGGACCACCATGCGGCCAGGGACAACGGGGCCAATAGTGGCGCACAGGTTTGCGGGCTCATATGTGAAGCCGCGTTGCTTGCCGATCACCAAATCCTGGAAATCCTGCTCTTCATCTGCCGTCACCTCGGCCAAGGCTTTTTCATCGGAGCCCTTGTCATCCCTGCTGGCAATGTGGTGCAGGGCTTCGGCGGCTTCGTCTAGGACGTTCAGGATGGATTCCTTGCGACTAGCGGCGGCGCTTGCAAGCTGCTGGCCAACGGCCTGCAAGCGCCGGGCGTCGGCATTCTCCAGGACGATGCGAACATAGGCCTCCACATTGCCGGCGGAGGCCACCTTTTCGGTGAGCCCGGCCAGGCCCGACGGGCCGCCCACGGATTCCAGCATGCTGCGGCTGGCCAGCCAGTCCTGCACGGTGACTAGATCCACCGGCCGGCTGCCCTTGTGCAGGTCGGCCACGGCCTGGTAGACCTTTTGGTGGGCGTTCTTGAAGAAATCGTCCGAACGCAGGGCGTCCAAAACTATGTCCAGGGCGTTAAGGTCCACCATACAGGCCCCAAGAACTGCGGCCTCGGAATCGGTGTCGAACGGGACATTCTGAGTCTGACTCATTTCCATGTGACCACCCCGCAAGCCTTGCACTTGTGGGCCGCCGTGTCCCCACGCCGTTCTGTGATCTCGCAATCCGTATGCCTGCATCCTCGCTTGCCTTGGGTGCCGCTCCCTTTGGACGCCCACTTGTTGAGCTGGGCCAGCATGAGGCTGAGCGTGAAACCAGCCTCGGCCACAAAGGCGTCCTTGCTGGACAGGTAGGCGCGGGCCGCAGGACGGAACCAGGCTTCGTCATAATCCTGAACGAGCTTCGCCTGCCCGGCATCTTTTCCTGAAACCCTATAAGTGCTGCTTTTTAGGTTGGTGTGTTCTTCACAAAAAACCTTTATTAGTTTTGAAGGCGCTCCCGCGTTAGCGGTAGTCTTCTCTTCAGTCTGTCTCTTAGAGTCTGTACTAATAATATCCGCGCCAACTTGGCGTGATGTTTGCGCCAACTTGGCGTCATCATTTGCGCCAACATGGCGCGGATGTAAAGTGGCGCGGAAGTCACGAAAGCTCAGGTCTTCAAAGGCCAGTCCAAAGGTTGACGGCCTCCCATAGCCACGCTCCATGATGACCAAGCCCGACGCCTTGAGTGATGCCAAAGCCCGCTGGATGGTCCTACGTGGCATCTTAGGCAACGCCAAACAGAGCATATCCAAACCCGCTTCCTCGTCGGCGTCTTTGACCCAATGAATGGCCTGGATCGCGGCCACCACCATAAATTCGTTGGGGTCGCAGGCCCAAAAGGCCCGCATGTTCACGGGCACCGAGGGGCTTGTGATTTTATTTTCCCGCTTCATCAAGGTCTGCTCCAAAAAAAACCCGCTGACAGGGTGGACTAGGGCTGGGAAGCCCTAGCATCGGGTCTAGGGGTCGCGTCCTAAAACGCGACTTCCCTAGTCCACCTTGCCAGCGGGGTTTGCTGGCCCGATATCCCGCACTTCCCAATGCGGCTGAATTTCAAAAAGATTTTACTAGCCCATCCGCCCCTTCGTCAAGCCCTCCAAACGCATCTTGCCCAGCTCGGTCAAGGACAAGGCCTGAGCCTTACCGCCTTCGGAGCGGACCAAGCCAGCCCCCTTCTACCGCTTCACGCGATCCTGAACGCTGCCGAGATTGATGCACAGCTCTGCCGCCATTTCGCGCAGGGTCGGACGTGGGGCCAAGCGCATCATCTGCATCATGAGGATGTATTTCCCGTCCAGGTCCATCAATGCCCTCCACCGTCCAGCAGCTTCAAGTGCTGCGCCACCTTCATGCTCCTGCTGTAGAGAGCCTTGCAAAGCCCGCGCGTGTTCTCGCGGAGCTTTAATTCAGTAGCGCAGTAGGTCTTAGCCGCTTCCAGCGCTACGCCTTTGCTGAAGCCGAGATTAAGCAAGCGGTCGAACTCCCGGCGCTTGGCGTCGTAGTAGTAGGCCTCGGCATCGGCTCGCGCCACTTCTGCGTCGAACAGGATGGGCTCGATCTGCTGGGCATCCAGTTGAAGCGGCCCGATTTCCGAGCCCAGGTCTTTCTGGCAGATGGCGGCCGCCCGGCTCCACAATTCACGGTAGCCGGACAGCCATTGCTCGAAGGTCTTGGGCGTTTTCACCGCCCGGACCCCGTCAGCAACTCAGCGATCTGGAAGGCCTTGACCCCGGGCGTGGCCAGCGTCACCACGCCGTCCAGGATGTGGCGCTTGAGCAGGGTTTCATTGGCCGTCAGGTAGGCCGGCGGCAGCGCGGCCACGTCGTAAGCCAGGCCGTCCACCACTCGCTTGGTCTTGAGGCCCTTAGTGGGGGCGGGCGCGGCCATGACCACCGGGGCGGGCGCGGTCATGACCACCGGGGCCAAGGACTGCCGCTGGGCTTCGTCGGCTTCGCGCTGGGCCTGTTCGGCTTCGAGCCGCGCCGCTTCAGCCTTGCGGTCCAGCTCTGCCGCTTCTTCCAGGGCCTTTGCATTCGCCGTCACGTCCGCCGCCTTCTTGTTGCCCTTCAAGATTGCCTCGGCTGCCAAGCGCTCCCGCTCCTGCGCTTCCCACGCCAAGCGTTCCTGTTCGCGACGCAGGGCTTCGGCTTTGGCCGCCGCTTCCGCCGCCACCTTCTCGCGGGCCTGCCTCTCGGCCTCGGCCTTTTGGCGGGCCTCCTCCTCCAGGCGGCGCTGTTCAGCCAAGATGCGCTGGCGCTTGGCTTCCTGCTGCTCCTGATAGAGCTTGATCTTCGGTGCCAGGATTTCGTGCGCGTCCAGGATGTTCTGTTCAAGGGGGCCCGCGCTGTCGCTGATGGCCTTGGCGAAGGCCAGGACCGGACGGCGGGCCTCGGTGACGGCATCACCCAGCACGGTCTTGCTCTTGGTGAGGCTGTTCAGGCACTCCCGGCTGGCCGCGTAGCTGTCATCGTCCAGCACTTCCAGCGTGACGGCCCGGCGCACAGCGTTGATGATGAAGTCCCGCGTGGTCGGGCTGATGACCGTGATGACCTGAAGCAGGTCGGCGGGGGGCATGACGGACAGGGCTTGCTCTTGTGTCTGCATGTTTCGTTCTCCTTGGGATGGGTTAGGCCTACAGAGTTGCTTCTTTGTCGCGCCGGGCCTTGGCGAGGCTTGTCATCGTCTTAGTGTCCAGGGATTTCTGGACCTTCAAGATCACGGCCCAGGCCGCAGCCAGCGCCGCTTTGCTCTCGGCGGTCTGAATGGCCGTAGCCAGGGCCAGCGCGTCAACATCACCGACCTGGACCTCGGGCAACTCGGGAGCCGCTTCCTGAGCGCGGCCGACCTGGAATTCGGCGGGCACCAGATACCACTTGTCCGCCTTGGTGGGGTCCTTCTTGCGGTGACGGACCTGGACCTGCCAGCCTTGGGCCTGCGCGGCTTCTTTTTCCTCGGGGGTCAGCGTGAAGACAGGCTTCCATTCGCCTTCGGCGAGGCCCGGGTCCTGGGCGGGTGTAGGCGTCTCAGCGGCGGGGGGCGCTTCGGGCAAAGCCCCGGCCACAGGCGCGGACTGCGGCAGGATTTCAACGTGGGCCTGCTGCACGTCCACCGTCCGAGCCCCCGCAACGCTGGGCGCTTCGCTTTCGTCCAGCATCCCCAGGCCGCAGATACTCAGCGTCACCCGCCGCTTGGCCTTTGTCTCGGCTTTCATGATGGCGTTGGCCTTGGCCTCGCCAGCTAAGCCTTTGAGCGGCACCGCCCCGGTGCTGGTGTCAACGCGACCCGTCTTGTCACAGGCCGTGGCCGTGACGATGTAGAGGTCATCCACCAGACGGCCCTCTAGGCTCTGGATGCTCACGCCGTTCACCTTGCGGAGTTGCTCGGTGCATTCGCGCTTGGCGTAGAGCGTCAGCTTCCCCTGGAGCTCGATGTAGCCGAAGGGCTGGGTATGCGGGTTCAAGCCCAGGCTGTTGCAGACGTTCATGTAGTGCGTCATGCGCTCGGCCGGGTTCAAGTCTTTCAGGTTGCCGTTGATGATGGCCTTCTCAACGAGCGAGAGGGCCGGGGCTTGCTGGGTGGTGCTGAGCTGGGCAGTCATGATGGGTGACTCCTTTTAGAGTTTGGGCCTTCCGCTTTTCTTGCTCGGCAGTCCCTTGAGCGCCGCCCTGATTTCGGGCAGCCGGTCGGTCTTGAAGTAATGCCTGGTGTAGACGTTGGTCTGTTCCAGCTCATCGGGCTTGATCTCGGGCTCGCCGTTCTTGCGGGCTCGCCGGTTGAACTCGATGAGCTTGCGGCTCAGCGTGCCACGAGGGATTCCGAGTTTTTGCGCCAGCTCTATGTAGGTCAGGTAGCCGTCCATCTAGGGCCTCCAGAACGCGGCCAGCATCATGCAGGCCGTCAAGAGGACCCAGCGCCCAAGCTTCGGGCGCGCTGGCCTGGCGTTCAATTCGGCCCAGCCTTGATGCATGAACATTGTGCCTTTTTGCGCGGTATCTGGCAATGTCTTTTTGTGCATCTTGTCATTCTCCTTGGTGGGGCGGCTGTAGGGGCGGCTTGCCCTTGTCCCAGCAATACCACCACGTTTTTTTGAAGCCATCGGTCAGGACGTTGATGGGGCCTGCCGGGTAGAGCAGGTATTGCTCGGGGTCCAGGCCCCGCAGGCGCATGACGGCCTCGCGGTCCTGGTGCCCGTAGAGCGCGTGCTTGGCCTCGGCCCAAAGCACCAGCCAGTCGCCGCGGTGCTCGTCGCCGTGGGCGCGTAGGGTCGGGACCTGGTAGTCGCCGGCGTGCTCGGGCGGGGAGCTGAATAGGTCGAGGCTGTCGGTCATGACATCCTTTCTTTCTCTGCCGGCCAATGCGGCATGCCAATACTTTTTGACCAGGCCCGGCGCTCCTCGACCGTGGCCGCGTTCCATGCCAGCCGGGCGTTCTCGCAGTCGCGCCAGTCCCAGTCTGCCAGGGCGTATTCGGCCAGCGGCTTGGGCTGGTTGAAAAGGTCGGGCTGCTCAGTCATGGTCGATGTACTCCATCACGGCTTTGATGAAGGTCGCCGCGACTTGGGGAACGATTGCATTGCCGTAACCGCGCAGGCGTCCCACTCTTGCGGGAACCCCATGAGCCAGCGGGAATGCGCCGGGTTCAAGCGAGGCCCGCCGCGTTCCATCCGAGCACTCAATGAATCCAGTGGGGCCGTTCCAGGCTGGACAACCAGCTTGCATTGCAGGTCCAAGCTGTCTGCTATCCCCTCGGCGGCTCTCGCTATGCTCACGCCGTTGCCCTTGTGGTCTCGGGCTCGGGGTGTCGCCCAGCCCTTGCAGGTCCTCGCTGTGTCGTTTAGATTGCTGCTGGCGTTGGGCCGCGTCAGGCGTTTCTCCAGCCCGGCCTCGGTCTGCGGGGTGCCTTTGTGGTCCCGAGCTGCTGGTGTGGGCCAGCCTTTGACCTGACACGCTGCCACTCGCGCCAATGAGGGACGATGCCTTTTGGCTGGGTCCTTGTTCACCCCTTCGATATGCGTGTCCTCTGTCTTTGGCGTAGGCCACCCAATACAGTCGCTGTCGGATGTGGGGCGCGCCCTCGCCCGCAGCGCACAAATCTGCCCCCCCCGTTTCATATCCCAGCGCTTCCAAGTCAGCGAATACTCCAGCGAGCCATTCACGTCCAAGCTTTGAACTAACCTGTTCTCCAAAAATGACTGGAGGCCGGTGACGGGCAATGAGCCTACGGAAATCTGGCCAGAGGTGGCGCTCGTCCGCTTCGCCGAGACCTTTGCCTGCCGAGCTGAAGGGCTGGCAGGGGCAGCTTCCAGTCCAAACAGGTCTATCTGCTGGGAAGCCTGCAAGCTTGAGGGCTCGCTCCCAGCCGCCGAGGCCGGCGAAGAAGTGCGCGCGCGTGAATCCATCTGGAATCTCCTGAAGGTTTTTGATGCTCGTTTCGTCCACGTGGCCGGGCATGATGTGGCCCTGGGCCGCAAGCTCTCGAAGCCATGCGGCCGGCTTCTTGTCGAATTCGTTGTAGTAGGCCTTCACGCCGCCACCCGATGGAATCCCTGCCCAATCCGATACCGCCAGCCAACCGCCACGGCCTTGTTGATGAAGCTGCTTTCCACTTTTTGGCCCCAATCCAAGAACACCACTTGCATCACCATCTTTTCGCCCTCGGATTCCATGACGTCGAGGCTCAGCGCCGTATTGTTCTGACGGGCTATTTCAACGGCCACGATGACGTTGGCGCCAAAGTTTATTTCTGCTTGGGACAGCGTGCAGCGCTTTGCCATTGCGACAAAATCTGCTGGCGTGGTGGCGTTGGCGGGGTCGGTCTCAGGGGTAATCACGGCTGGTCTCCTGTGATGCGGTGGTTCTGCGATTGGCAGTTATCGCAGATGGCGGCGTTGGGGGTGTGGCCCTGCTGGGCGTGGCAGATCGGGCACGTCCACTCCGGGAAGGCCCCGCGCAGGGCGGCGTCCAAAGCGGCGCGCGCCTTGCGCCAGTCCTCGGGCGTCGGCTGGCCCGAGCGCAGGCCCTCGTCCTCGCAGGTGTGCAAAAACTCTAGACCGCTTGCCGCCTTCCAAAGATTTTCGAGCGCGTCCAGGATGGCTCGACGGTCGCGCGGGTCGGGGTGGGTGTCGGTCATGACTAGCGGACCTCCGCTTTGGCGATGATGGCGCGGGCTCGCGGTAAGGCGGGATGGCCCTTGTCCATATAATCGAGCCCCGTCATGACCCGCTTCAACGCATCCAGCATTTCAGGCGCGGCGGCGATTAGGGCGGCGTTGGCGGCGGCTTCGCCGGGATTGTCGATGCTCTGGACAAAGCAGATGCGGTGGGGGCCGTCAACATCTTCCCCATAGGTCCAGACTTCCAAAGGCAGATTGGGGTTATTGGTCCAGCGCCCTTTCGTGTGCTTCGCTTCGTTGCTCATGGCCTCCTCTGACGGTATGAAAACTCCGCATCCGCAAAGACTGTCATCCTCTCTTTCATCCATGTAGCAGATGCCCAAGCATCCCATGACTCCGTGGTCGTCCCTGCTGTGGCCGCACGTGCAAAGCTCGTTGCTCATTCCGTCACCTCTTTAGGCTTGTGGTTTTCGTCCAGCCGATAGGGCTTGTTCGGCTTGATTCCGTCCTCGCCCACATAGGCGATAACAACGCGGGTCCGCTTGCCGTCCCAGTATGAGAATTGAAGCACAGCGGAGTAGCCGCCCGTCATCGTGGCGGAGTAGCCGCCCGTCATCTTGGCGAAGTCGCCGCCCGTCATCGTGGCGTAGTCGCCGCCTGTCATCGTGGCGGAGTAGCCGCCCGTCATCGTGGCGTAGTCGCCGCCTGTCATCGTGGCGGAGTAGCCGCCCGTCATCGTGGCGAAGTTGCCGCCTGTCATCGTGGCGGAGTAGCCGCCCGTCATCGTGGCGTAGTTGCCGCCCGTCATCGTGGCGAAGTCGCCGCCTGTCATCTTGGCGGAGTAGCCGCCTGTCATCTTGGCGGAGTAGCCGCCCGTGGCAATCAGGCCTTCCACCACGGCTCGGGGATTGGCAAGCGCGATTAACTGCGTGGCGTTCTCGCGGGTGCCAGCATAAACCACTTCGCATGACGGAAATTTAACCTTGCGACCAAGGTCCACACAGTCAGACAGCTTCACTTTGCAGACCATCCAGACGGCCTTTTCATCGTAGGACATGAGCGACCCGTCACCTTCGCCCCAAAGCAGGCCGTGAAGGCCGTTGCCGCACTCTTTGGACGGCGACCAATCTGGCGCTTTGACCTTCCCCTTGGACGGCCACTTAAAGCCGCCGTGCGCTGTCATGTCGGCGTTGCAGGTCCGCAAGACTAGCGCCTCGCCTTTCTTCAGCTTGATATCGTTGCTCATGGTCTAGGCTCCCTTCTTGAGTTCGCGCCCGATGCTGTCGCACTCGTAAAGAACGGTGCCTTTGCGGAACGCCACTTTGTGCGGATAGCTGCGATTACCGGGCCAGACGAACAAGTCCTTGACTGCCACGCTCAAGGCGATGTAGCGGTCCCCCACGGTGTCGCGGAATTCGTCACAGAACCGAGCCTGTGAGCAGGCGTGAAACTTTCCGCGTCCGCATTCTTCGCCCTTGGGGTCGTAGTTGGCGTGTTCCAGCGTCAGCCCCGGCGTCCAAGCTGTTTCGTTCTCGCTGCCTTCTTGCGTCTTGAAATCCTTTGAAACGCGCTTGAAAACGATGACGTTGCCGCGCTTGACTTCGACACCTTCCTCTGACAGCCAGTCCTTGGCATTGCGGGACTGCTTGGGCTTGATGATGGTCGCCGTCTTGGCCTTCTTGATGGCCTTGGCAGTCACAGCCATGAGCAACGCCACGGCGAAGCCGAACAGGTCAACCGTGGCGCTGTCCGAAGCGTGGACCGTGGCGCTGCCCCAAGCGCGGACCGTGGCGCTGCCCGAAGCGTGGACCGTGGCGCTGCCCGAAGCGCGGACCGTGGCGCTGCCCGAAGCGCGGACCGTGGCGCTGTCCGAAGCGTGGACCGTGGCGCTGCCCGAAGCGCGGACCGTGGCGCTGCCCGAAGCGAGGACCGTGGCGCTGCCCGAAGCGCGGACCGTGGCGCTGCCCCAAGCGCGGACCGTGGCGCTGCCCGAAGCGCGGACCGTGGCGCTGTCCGAAGCGCGGACCGTGGCGCTGCCCGAAGCGCGGACCGTGGCGCTGTCCGAAGCGTGGACCGTGGCGCTGCCCGAAGCGCGGACCGTGGCGCTGCCCGAAG